CTACGGCGCGCGTCTGGCCTTCCGTGGACGACTAATCGTTCTCTCGTAGCGCGACATTTCGCCGCTCGTCCTTTTCGTTTGGTGCAGAGCCGTGGGTTTATCCCCGGCTGCTGCACCTTATTTTTCTCGCGAAGCGAGTTTTTTATATTTGTTTCATACGGCAATATGCTGATTTTTCATGATATTTTAGTAATTTTGCAGCGGATTTACTCCAAGGCGGAAAACCCTCACAGCCGCGTGGTTTTGCGGTCGGGCAACAATTCGAATGCGAATAGCGGCCTCGCTTATGCGAATGCGAATAACGCTTGCTCGAACTCGAACACGAACTACGGCGCGCGTCTGAACTTACTAAGGTTAAAATCGTGTGACCCTGCACGGCAACGAGATTGCCAAAGCACTCCTCGAAGGGTTTGAGCCTCGGCAACAGCAATTCTTTTCCAATCTTGAAAACATTGGAGAGTTTTGGAAAGCCGAAAAATGACGATAACCTTAATGTGGGGTGTCGCTACGGCGACCCCCACGGGACCGGAAGGCCACAAAACAAATGACAATGGACGCAGTAACTGCCCATAACATCAAATACGATTTGATACCGCAGGAATGCTCCAATCTTCCTGCGGCGTTGAAACGTGCAGGTTTCCCAATCAGTAGCTTATTAGACGAGATTATCTCGGACGAGAATTTGTCTGAGGGTTTTGATTATGTAATCAGTCATTTGGAAACCGCCCAACAACGCGAAAAATATTACTCTAAACTTGACCCTGCAAAAGGGCAACGCGACAAGCGACAACTCCTTGCCCGACTAAAAAAAGAACTCCAAGACGGTACATTTAGAATACGCCCGGAGAACATCAGAGAAATGATTGTCGATGATGGCCCAAAGGTGCGGATTGTTCAAGCTCCGAGAGTATATCACCGTATCGGATGCCATGTGATAATGGTAGTCGTGGAGAAGTATGTTAATCCCACTCTCATCACGAACACAGCCGCAAGTATCAAAGGCCGTGGTATGCACTGGCTATTTCATCGCATAGTAGATGATTACAATGCCGTGCCGGAGTTGATGCAGGATTATTATCAGAACGACATACAAGGCTATTACGACAATATCGAGCAAGAGGGAATGAAATCCGTTATAAGGCTGTATATTGCAGACCTTGTTGTGTTGGGCTTCCTTGATAACTTCATCACTTTAATGCCGAGAGGACTGTCAAAAGGCTTGCGGTCAAGTCAATGTTTCGCCAACCTCTATTTGTCGCCGGTTGACCATGTGATGTGCTGCCATGTTCCTAAATATATAGCAGAGGACGGCGAGGTTAGGTATCTTTACCAAAGATATATGGACGATGCGGCCATGTGGGGAGCAGAGAAAAGGCAACTATGGAAACTGCGCGACATATACCATTCGGAAGTTGCCAAATTGGGGTTGACCGTAAAGAATACCGAAGCGATAAGACCGATAACCGAGGGGATAGATTACCTCGGTTTCGTTTTTTATGGTACTCATTCAAGACTGAGAAAGCTACAAAGAAAAAGGCCGCTCGTCATTTGTCGGAAGTAAAATCTCGCAAACGGCGGCAAGAACTTATCGGCTCATTCAAGGGCATGGCCTGTCATGCCGATTGCAAGCATTTGTATTATAAACTAACACATAAATATATGAAGAAATTCGGAGAGTTAGGCATAGCCTATAAGCCGGAGGACGGTAAGAAGCGTTTTCCCGGTAAGGTAGTACCTATCCGCAGTATCGCGAACAGACCTATCGAGATACACGATTATGAAGCAGACCTCACCACGGCACACGGAGAGGGACGCTACCTTGTCAGCTTCAGAAACGTTGACGATGGCATATTCAACAAGTTTTTCACTGCAAGTAAGGAAATGCAGAATATCCTTGACCAAATCAGCGACTTAGAGGACGGATTTCCGTTTGAAACGACAATAGTCATGGACTACTATGACGGAAAGACAATACCAAAGTTCACGTGATAGTCAAAAGATAAAGAAGCAGTAACGCATATAGGCAGTAACTTTGCCGTACTATGAACAAGGTATATGGCACATCAGTACGGCAGGACGGCTTACAACAGGTAGGCCGCAGGACTTTTACGCTCTTTTACGGACTATACACAGATGAGCACGGAGGCACTTATGAATATCGCCACATCTTCGACCATAAACCCACATGGGAAGAAGTTAAGGCCGTGTTAGTTGAGGCCATCAATGAGCATACACATGAGACTATCATCAATGGCTTTATATGGAACGGCCTACGTATATGGCTCTCTGACGAAAACCAACGCAACTTTATGATGATAGAGAAACTCACAAACGAGTCTTATCCTCTTAAAGTCAAAATCAACGAGGACGCAGACGGCCAGCCAATCTATTACACCTTTGTGAGCGAAGAAGAGTTTGCCGCTTTCAGCAAACTTGGTTCACAGCACGTTATTGACACATGGGCTGCAGGTTGGAAAGAAAAGGACAACCTCGACCCAAAGACATTCGGATGTTAGATTAGACCACATATATACATGAAAAAGAACGCTCGACCGTGAGGCCGGGCGTTTTTTGTAACTCAAAAGATAAAGAGAAGCAACGACAAGTACAGGCTACCTTTGCATCAAACTCAAAAATTTATATACAATATGAAGATAGCAAAAGACAAAATGCAGCACATTATCGTCTGCGCAATCGTGGCGGTAGTTATCGCCTTAGTAGTAGCCTACACCTGTGCGCTTCCGTTACCGTCCTGCGTGGCAGGTTTTTTAGGAGCAACGGCGTGTGGTTTGGGTAAGGAATACGGCGACAGCAAGGCGCACGGAAACACTTGGAGTTGGCCGGACATCGCCGCAGACATGGCCGGAGCAGCCATTGGATGCCTTGCAGGTTTTGTAGCACCCTTAATCTAATCAGACGGCATGAACGAAACCAACAATCTTTTCTCGGCTACAATGGCCGCATTAGGGATGGCACTTTCCGGGTTCTACGGGCACCTTGCCCCTTGGCTCATGCTTGGCATGGTGTTGGTGATGGTAGACCTCCGTTTCGGCCTCCTCGCGGCCAAAGCTCGTAAAGAGGACATCCGTCCCTCGCGAGCATGGCGCAGGACGTTCAATAAGATGGTGGATTACCTCTGTTGGGTTACACTCGCTGAGGTATGCAGTAGGACTTTCGGAATAACAATCGGTGCGCCGGTTGTGAGTATGGCCATGCTGTTTATTATCTACGGCATTGAATTGAACTCATGCGTCAATAATTACCTTGAGTACAAGGGTATCAAAAAAAAGTGGAACTTCTTCAAACTTGTAGGCAAGGAAAATTTGCTTGAAGATAGCAACACAGAGTCAGAAACTGACAAATCCAATGACAATGGGAAAAATAAAAGTCTTGATTGACAACGGCCACGGCGAGGACACGCCCGGGAAATGCAGCCCCGACAAGCGGCTGAAAGAATACCGCTATTGCCGTGAGATAGCACAGCGCGTCAGCAGAGAGTTGTCGCTCCGTGGTATAGACGCATTACTCCTTACGCCGGAAACCACCGACACACCACTCAAAGAACGTGTGCGTAAAGCCAACGCATGGGCGCGCAAACTCGGTTCAAAGAATGTGGTGCTTGTGTCGATACACAACAATGCCGCCGGCTCAGATGGCCAATGGTATACGGCCTCCGGCTTCTCTGTATTCATCAGCAAGAACGCATCGGCCAACTCCAAACGCCTGGCACAAATCTTCACAGAGAACGCCACGGCAATGGGACTTATGGGCAACCGCAGTGTTCCTGCCGAAAAGTATTGGGTTCAATCGCTTGCCATGACACGCGACACTATTTGCCCGGCAGTGCTCACAGAGAACCTTTTCCAAGACAATGAGGAGGAGGTGAAATTTCTGCTTTCGGAGGATGGAAAGAAAGCCATTACAAACTTGCACGTTAATTCAATCATTCAATACATCAACAGTATTAAGTCATGAACAGAGAAGAAGAAATTGTTGCTAACAAGCAACTGAGAAAGGACATTGACGAGATTATCCAAAGAGTTAAGGAATTGCCTGCTTCGCGTGAGCGTAGTCTTTCCATCACCAAACTACAAGAGGGCGTTATGTGGCTTGGTATGGATTTGAAACGACTTAACAGCGACAATCCCTATCCTTCAAGTAAAGACCCCTCTACAGGTTCAAAGATTGAACCAACTGCAGACGGTCTCAAACTCTAAAAATCAATCGTCATGAAAGCAAAACATTATGTGCTTGCAGCCCTTGCAGGACTTGTAACATTCTTTGTCGGTTACTTCATCGGCAAAGACCGCACGGAGAAGCCTCCCGGAACCGTTGTGGAAACAAAAGAAACGACCGTGGACACCATACCGTACCGCGCACCTATGCCGCAGTCGGAGTTGGCGTTAGGCACACACCTTTATACTCTGCCGACTTATCGTTTCATCGGTGGAGGGTCAGGAGGCGAGCCGCGACCACGTGGGGACAATGACATCATTCGTGAGGATACCATTCATGCAGGCACCATCAAGACTTTGCCATATGGCACCGGCGCAGGGGGTGAACCTCGATGTTGCGAGGACAGTACAATCGTAGAACTTCCCGTTGTTCAACGCCACTATGCCGACAGTACATACGAGGCATGGGTAAGTGGACCGATAGACCCACGGCTCGACAGCGTGAGAGTATTCGCACCAACAACCATCATCACCAAAAGGGAATGGAAGCCTCCCAAACGATGGCATATAGGAATAACCGCCGGATATGGCTACGGTTCAAAAGGCTTTCAGCCGTATGTCGGTGTCGGTATTACTTATTCTATATTCAGTTTTTAATATGGAGATAACACTATCAATCAATAAGGACGATGTGATGCAGGAAATCGCCGTTACCACGGCCTACACAGGTGGGAAGATGGACAATGACGAGAACGCCCTGCACCGCATATCAACAGTAGACGAGGACGAGAACCACCTTGAAAGATTTTGGGAGGAAAGCCGAGCCGACATCTGCCAAGAACTTATCGGCCTTGTAACTTTTGAGGGCATGGTAAACGGCATCATCATAAAGCCGAATGACCCGGAAATTCCGATACAACCCAGCCCCAATGCTTTGCCCCCAATCGTGAAACCGCATTATGAGTTGAGACTTGATGTGTCAAAGTCCTTTGATGAGGCATTACTGCCAAGCATGAAACTCAGCCTCCGCAGTTTCTTTGTGCATAACATAGTGGCCAAGTGGTATGTCTATACGAACAAAACTGAAGCCGGTGACTATGCAGACAAGGCGGCCACGCTGCTTGACGACATACACCGCAAGGCCGTATATAAGAAAAAGCCGACACGCCCCACCTACAATGACTAATTTATAAACTTACATCACAATGGAACAGAAAAAGACCATTACAGTAACGCTTGAGTCGAAGGAAATCAAGTTTGATGTGATGAACAAATCGCACCTCACCGGCCAAGCGCGGAACGCAGAGGGCAAGGACTATCGTTCCACGGCCTATATGCAAGCGAGTGAGGACGATGAACACGCCTATCAGATACTCCGCTCCATCAGCAATGCTTTTTCGCATCTGAAGGTGGAACTCGGCGAGTACCTGCATGAGGACGGCTCGACCTCCAACAACCGCATCAACAAGGCCGTGGAGGACGGAGACAAGTTGCAGCTTTCATTCCTTCTGCCATCAAACTTCAACAACTCGGCTTGCGACAGCCTCGGCGGTATGCTCCACGAGTATATCGTAGACCGTACCCTTTCCGAATGGTTTGTAATCACCAACAAGGAAGATGCACAGAGCTACGCCAACCTCGCCACTGATGCCCTCGACAGAGCCAAACAAGCCCTCTATAAGAGGGAAAGACCCACACGTCCAACTTATACTGATTAAGCCATGTACCATATCGGATGCAGCGAGGACTGCTACAACAGCGATGCAGGGAGCAGTAAGGCCACTAAGAAGGTCACATTGACATTCAAACGTGATGAACTGCTGTACGACATCAAGAACTACGCCTATATCGAGGGCCATGTCTGGGGAGAGGACTCCCCGGAAATCCGACACGCACAGCACACCCTTGTTGAAATTGGCGAAGAGGGAAATGTCGACCGTGTGAACCGCATACTCGGTGTAGTCCACGCCGCAGCCGTTGAAATGCTTTATCCATACACCAAGCAGGAGCCGGAGGAAGATGAAGAAATCGACGACCGTATGTGGGCACCGACAGACTACAAGATAGTCATGAAAGTACCGGTCACGATGTCACGCACCACTCTCCACCTGCTTAACAAACTCATCCATGAGTTTATGGTTTATCGTGTGATTTATGATTGGCTAAGCATCACGCACCCCGAAGCCGCGCGAAATTGGCTCGACAAGGCACTCGAAGCCCAGGAGGAAATAAACAGTGTCAAGAACAGCCGCACAGGTGTGTTGAGGCGACCATCGCACCCATTTTAAGATTTACCTATCCGGGGCAACCCGGAACTACCCGACAAGGACGAGAGCCGAGACGCATCACGCGCCCCGGCTCTCTTTTTACAATCTTTTTACCTAATACTAATTCTACCTATGTATGTCTTATCTTGGTTGATTGGTCAATCGTGGCGTGAACTGCAGAGAAGCCCCGAAGATACTCTCATCGGGAGAAAGATTGCAGAGCAACGCGATACGGAAATACTTGTAGGGAGTGCCACGGAAACCTCGCAGGTAGTGGTCTTTGCTCGACCATACCAAATGCCAATTATAGAGGTCGCGAGAGCCGTAGAGGACAGACTGAACGTGTCCCTTTTGGAAGTGGCCGCGCTGTATAACCGTGTCCATTGTCTTGAGAACATCCGGCGTTTCAAGTTTGATAGGACGAGAAACCATAAGTCCTTTTGTCGACTCACCGTCCATTGCAGAGAAATTCAGCAATGCGCCGTTGTGGTCTACGGCCAGAGCCTCTGGGTATGAATTTATGCCGGCCTCAATAGTAGAATACATCATGCCCCATTCCTTTGACTTCAAAGAGTAAACATAAGCGTAGGTGTAATTTGGATTATAAACAATCACACGCTGATGCACATAGTCATAGAGCATTCCGCAGTCGGAAATGAAATCTAAAAAAGCTGTGGTCGGCAGACAGGTGTCGGCCTCATGCCCAAGCATGGTGTGTAGTTTCTCCATTCCGGGGAGCTGCAACACATTGAAAGGCTGCAGGGCATTGATTGTGTCGGTGATACACTGCGTCTGTGATCCGGATATAAGCATGATGCCTCGGTCTGTAGCAAACAGCACAGCACTATCCATCTGCAGCGGTTCGGTGTTTTCGAGAATAACATCGCGCGTTATAGGTTGCTTTGCTGAATATGAACCTGTGGAAGATACTTCCAATGCCCAAACGCCCTCATCGGTAAACGCATAAAGAGGAAATTGGCCGAACTGACCCTCTGAAAGGGCTTTTGCAGCCGTCGAGATAGCCATTATACGCCCGGTTCCTACGGTGTTAATTCCAAGCAAAGGAAAGAGGTATGGATTGTTTACCTCTGATGTGTAGACCTTGTTGAACACATCTATTGTCCTGTCGGCAATAGATGATTGTGGAGGTCGGCTCTGCGAAACGCCACTTGGCTCTTCCCATCCTCCGAAATAAAATGAGCCGTTGAGAAATCCGTGAGGCTCCAAAGGAATAACAAGGTGGGGAGAGTCAAAATAATTGTTGCGAATAATCACGGCCTTGTAGGCATTGATATTCGGGTAGTAAAAGAACAGGAGCGGAGCCTCATTTCCGCAGATACCAGCATTGCCATACACGATGATGTCCCTGCCATCCTGCTTAATATAGACGGCAACCATAACACTGAATGTAAAATCCGCAACTGTTGGTTCTGCATTTGACCACCGAGCAACATAGCCGTCAGAATAGTTAAAGAGCGAATATCCGTCAAAGCCTTGGAACAGTTGTTTCTTCACGCCGGAGAGATTGAGGCGGGAGTTATATGCGAAAGCCTGATGAGGTATTATTTTGTCATGGCTGTCATAATCATCTGTCATTACTTCGCGCGTAACGAGCGACTGCAGATAATCCTCTTTGACAGGAATTAGTGTGCGATCTGTTTTCAGTTCCTCCACACGGATGCTATGCAGGAAATAGAACTGTGAACAATTACGAATATCCTCCTTAACTGCATCCGCACTCCGTTTTGGTGTTACCAACACACCACCAGGACGAGAGTCCAATGCGTCCGGGGTAAATGTAAAGGCATAGAGTTTGCCGAAGTTGTTATACTGATAGCGCAAAGGATATGTCGCTTTACTTGCAGTTTGATTGTTGTGTTTGCATACACTGAAACTTGATAAATCCTCGCCGCCATTGATAAACTTCTCGCACTGGCCATTTTGGTCGTAAGTGTATATCGGGGCTGATATGAAGATGTCGACAGATTTAATAATGTCGCTCCAATTCTTTAGGCTGTTTAAGTCAGACTTAAGCGCATAGTCAAGACTGTGGACCGGCGCAACAACACGAAGTTTAGCGGATGTGTATGTGTCATCTTTGCCATGCAGATTAAACCAAAATACGCGAGGCGTGTTCTCGGAGCTGCATATCATGAGTATTGGCGCGGAGTGCCTTGTCAGAGAGCCGTCATAAAGTCTATAAGCGTAACGAACAAAAAAAGGAAATATGAATTTACCTTTTTGTGTAGACTCCTCAGCGATGAACTTGTTAATCTTAGCCAACACTTGATTTGTGATACTTGTTTTCTGAGTATCATCGAACTCTGAGTATATGTTATTCTTATGGATGCTATAAGATATTTCAAATTCATCAGTTCGTTTCATATCGGCCTGTAATCCGAATGAAAGCGAGCATTCCGGCATTGCGGTGCCAAGGTTGAGATAACCTGCTGTATCACCTTTCCAAAGGAAATAGTGCATACCGTCAGAGCAAAGAATAAGTAGTGTGTTACCTATTGAGCTGAACTGATAAATATCGTTGCCGGAGAATGAGGCTAACAATGTTGGAGTTTGTGTACTGCCGCTTTCCGTTGTACTGTTAATCCAACTGACACTCTTTCCCTCCAACAGGATATAATGCTTGTATGAGGAAGTTTCGTGAATATATACAGCCTTTTGTGATGCTGACAGGCCAATAGATGTAGGTATCGGCTGAAAAATAGGTTTCAGTTGGCTGTCCTCGCTTATGAGGTTTAGCGATGTGGCAAGTTCGCCGTCATGACATTCGTAGTCGGACGGTTGGGCAGAATAGCCGGAGTATTTTATATCTTTAATCATAGCGAGCAGCGGTATATGATTGTGATGTACTTAATGTTGTCGCGTATAACCTCCATGCCGCAGGGACAACGCAAACGAGTTCCCTTTACTTCGGCACCGGAAAGGACAGCCCTTGCCAACTTCTTGGAGCAGGTGCGGAACGTGCCTTTTCCGTGAGCCGTAGCCCATACACGTCCTATGTGCCGACCTGTATATTGGCCGGCACGTAGTTTGACATAGAGGTAGAGTTCGCCATACTCATACGCAATGTCTATCACATCGCCAACGGACAGTGATAGTTTCCGGGCAACGTGGGCTGATATATCAATCTGTCCGGAGGCATCGAATGATATGTCGTGCTTGCGAGAGTTTGACAATATACTTTTCATCATTGGCAAAATTAGTTAGGATGATTGGTAAACCCACGTTAAGTTGTGGGAGAGAATAAATTTGGTTGTTGCGGTTCTGTGTAGCCTAAATCGCGTACACGCTTAATCTCCGCGTCTATCTCGGCCTCGAGAGCCTTAGACTTGCGCAGGGCATCATGCGACCGGGTGCGGAAATACTCTTTTTGCGACTCGCGCATGAGAGCAACCTTTTCAAAGAATTGTCGTTTGTTCATTGTTACGCAACGTTTTTATGATGATGTTTCTCGATTTCTGCACATAGAGCCTCGCACCAGGAGCGAGCCATATTTACCTCAACTGCATTTCCGATGAATTTCTTTTTGTCGGCCTGTGTACCTATCAGCACATAGTCCTCGGGGAAGCCCATTATCAACTTCAACTCTGTTTCTTTGAGCATCCGCATCGTTATGTCAATGATATTGTAAAGTGCCATAAATTCCTTTATCTTGACCGTCATTGGTGAGTCTGTTTCATATATCGCAATCGCAACTTCACCTGCTTTTGTCGTGACAAGGTAAGGTGGCATCTTATCCATTCCGGCAATGAGTGTAAAGCATGGAGCATCTACCGAACCTCCTTTTGAGGTAAACTGAGGGTTCATCAGAAAACGCTTACATGACACGAGTTTCTGCTTTGGATTTGTCAAGACAGCAGGGTTCGGCTGCTCGATACTTGTAACTTGACCGCCGCCGGAATACTCGTTAGCCATGAAATGACATGATACGAGTGCCATTCTGTCCTTTGTAGTGAGCGTAGCCGCAGGAGAGTCGCACGATGTATTGAAGCCGTTACCATAATGCACGGAAATAAATGCGTGGTGGTCTATTGTCGTGATTGTTCCGGCAGGTTCTTCCACGGATATGTTCTTTCCCTCCGGCGTACCTCCGAATTGTTTTGAGAGGAACGAAACCGACGCAAGAGCGAGGCGGCTCTGTGTAGCAACCGTTGGGCATGGTTCGTCAAGCGATGGCGGCACATACTTTCCTGTCTTTTTGTTCACGCTGTTATACTTGACCATGAAAGCGGACTTTCCACCGGCGACAAACTTAATCAATCCTACATAGATGCGTTTAAGCGTATTTTCAGACAGAGGCTTTTTTCTGTTGAAGATTGATTTGCCCTCGTCCTCGAAGTCAAGCACATCACGCACAGGCTTCCATTTCTTTGTTTCTCCGAACAAATCTGTTCCGCCGGTCTTGCTATGAGTAGGCTCGGGGAAAACGATGGGAAGCCCATGCTTCGCAAAGATGCCAAAGAAACGCTTACGCGATGTGTATGCACCATAGTCGGCGGCATTCATAATGCGGAAGTCGTAGTTATATCCATACCGTTTTACCTTGTTCACCCAACGTACATAAGAGCGGCCACGGTCTTTTGATAACGGACGGCCATTCTCGTCAAGAGAACCCCATGACATGAACTCCTCTACATTTTCTATCTGAATGTAGTCGGGATTGAGTGCCTCAATGTATCGAAACAGATGTTCGGCGAGTGTCCGGCTATCAGCATCACGAGGTTGCCCACCTTTTGCTTTGCTGAAGTTGGTACATTCAAGCGAAGCCCACAATACAGTAAGGGCATGCGGGTTCTCCGTTCTACACTTGGCGAGGTGTTCAGACAGTGGTGTCAGTTCCAATGTTCTGATGTCCTCGGTAAAGTGCAATGCGTTTGGGTGATTGGCCGCATGAGAAGCAATCGCCTTTGTATCATGATTGACACAAGCAATCACCTCGGCACACTGCTCACCATGCAGACGAGCTGCGTTCACGCCTGTAGATGTTCCACCGGCACCACAAAATAGGTCTATGTATAAAAGTTGCTTCATTTGTTATAATCTACTTTTATTGTAATCGTATTTTCAGAAACATCACTATTCATGCTTGGTCTAATCAATTTCATATCATTTGGATTGAAGTAAACCCTGTAATTCTTTGGCTTCTGACGAGAAAAGCCACATTCGAGCGTCCTTGTTTCACCTTCTGAATTTTTGAAAGTCACTATTTCATGCCCAGGCGCACCTGTTACACTGCTTACAGTAAACCCATCTTTTTCCATTTGGTTGAAAATAAAATCAGCCAAAGAATATCCGTTACTTTTACTCATTTCGTCAGATACTTCCACCAAGAATAATGTTTGCGATAGTCGAGGTAAGTTGTGCGATACTGATTGGAGTACGCCTCACGCTCAAAGCTGATGTTTCTATATGCCATGTGGCTGTCAAGATACTGTATGAGCCGGACGATCCACTCAACGAAATAACACACATAGAAGAACACATAGGCCATTTCACGCATCTGTGCGGTATGGATGCACTCATGCCTCATGTCGGAGGCCGTCATTACGCTATGTTTGCGGACGAACAGCACACCGAAAAGGTTTATCGCCTTGAAACCCTCAAAGGGGATGATGTTGTTATAGATTATCTTCATTGTTATTATTAAAAAGGTTCGGTTCTTGTTGATATTTCATAATCCGTTCTCTGGCCGCAGTGTAATAGTGAGCATCTTTTTCTATGCCAAGTAAAGAATAGCCTAAACTCTCACAGGCGATTGCTATGCTACCACTACCAAGATGTGTGTCAAGTATTGTCCACTTTTCTTTTGCAAATTTGGTCAATAGCCACGCATAAAGGGCTACCGGCTTCTGTGTTGGATGTATTCTTTTCTCGTTCAGTTTCTTATTACCTTGCATGATGCGTCCCTCTGACATACTTTTTCCTTGCATCATACCATTCCACATAAATGGAAATAGTCTAACAGAAGTAAACAGATTTGTAGCAGCAATCTCACAATCTGAGAAAGAGGATAAACCATTACATTTGTCCCAAACAATCCGTCCCGGAGCAAAGATGTAGTCGAAGTAGTTACATCCCCAAACGATATAATACTGTGCGACTCGCTGCAATTCATCAAAATATTCTGTTGTTGGAACTTCCCATTTTTCTGATTTCTCATATAACCGTTTCACACCGATATTGCTAATACGGCAACCGTAAAACATTCGGCGTTCGGGTCCCGAATAATACGGAGGGTCTACGATTGCAAGGTCAAAGGACTTGTCGGGCATATCTTTCAATACGTCCATACAATCACCCAAGTGCAATGTTATATTTTTGAGTTGTTCCATTTATTTCAGTTTCTCACTCAAACGGTTCATCTTGAAATCCAACCATTGCCCAACGCATTTCACACCATAGATTTGCGCCATCTGTAAGCACATAATCATGACATCGGCAATCTCCTCGCAGACATGGTGGTTTTTATCACTGCCACGAGAGTGTTTACAGATAGCGTCCTGCAGTTCGGCCATTTCCTCGAACAACATCAGCGTTTGGGCATCCTTGCCGTATGTCTGAATGGCAAACCGGATGGTTTCGTCAGTACCATTCGTGCATATCTGCTGAAGAATATCCGATACAGGACATCCGTAAGGCGTGGCCGGGTCGGCGGTGTGAGTGTCGCTTTCTTCTGTTGCGGCCAGCCTCATCTTTGCATCATGCCGGCTCTGACGAGTGAGTTCCGCAACACATTTCTTGCAGCGGTGCCGGTAAGACTTCGACATATCAGATTGAGGAACATACTCCCCACAGATTTCACATTGTACTTTTTTCATATTTTTGCTTGTTTATCTCCGGCTTTCGCCACCGAGAGGAATTACATTATAGGTTTTGAAGCGGTCAATCAGTCGCCCGAAGCCGTCCGCATATTTCTTTTTGAGTTGCTCAATGGAAAGGTTTGTCGTTACGTGTGCCTTGAGGTGATACTGCGACCAAATTTCATTACGCGCATGGAGAAATTCATCGGTCAGCACCTTTGTATCCATGCCGTAAAAGGTGGTTGTCTGTACTCCGATGTCGTTGAGGCAGATATTGACCGGCTTACACTGAAAACCTTTGTTCTCCTCCTCGTTGAATGTGTATCGGTCGAGGTTGTTGTGCAACGTGTAGTAGTTTATCATCTGCGTAACCGATAGGTTATAGAAGAAGTTAGGGTTGCCTGTGTAGTGCAGGTATTCCGAGAAAATCTCCATCAATAGCGTTTTGCCGGTGCCGACATTGCCATGCAACATGATATGCTTGTGCAGCTTGTAACCACGCTCGGGAAATACTTTCTCAGCGAGCGGACAATCGTTGAAGTAATACAGGAGGAAGCGCAGCACATCACGGTTATTGTCGTCAATGACAAACTTACGATGCTGATACGCGAGTACCTTGTTGGCTATCGTGACGAGCAACCTTGCGTGTGCTTGGTACACCTCCGGGATTTCAAGGAGCTGCCGTTTCTGTTCTGCCTTTCGCACATCATTGAGTACGCGAGCCATGACGGTCTCAACAGACGAGACACCCATATTGACAAGGGCAGCGCGTTTCCGTTCCTCCTCGGTCTTAGGTTCTGCGGCCATACGCTTTTCATGTTCCTGTTGTGCAATCTTCAAGGCTTCTCTGTCGGCACGTTCTTTGCGTGCGGCCTCATCACGAGCCACCCAATCCTGCATTATATCTCCAAACTTTTCCATAATCAGATGTCTTGTCCACCAAAGCCACCACCAAAGGAGTAATCTGTGGGTGCGGCCTCCGCCTGTTTGTTATTATTCTGTGCCTCTGTCTTATCGCGGCTCTTAATCCTCATTGAAGATATGAGGTGACGCGACCAATCGCTATAATCACGATGTGCTGTATCTGATAACTCCCATTCGGCCACAACTGCATCGGCCAACGTGCGCAAGCGGTCTATATCACCGGGGCCAAATCCGAAGTTCTTGCATAACAGTTGCAGGTTTGCACTGTGATTGTTGGCGAAGAACTCTTTTAGCCATTCTGCATTGCTGTCAGATGTTTGTTGCACGGCAGGTGCTTTAGGTTCGGGCGGAGGTGCCACCGGCGGTTTGGGAGTTGTCTGTTTCTCTGCCTTTGCAGGTTTAGCAGCCGCTTTGCTTGCAGCCTTTTGGCGAGGCTCATCCGCTAACAAGGAATACTTGTCAATCCGGCTCATGCGCTTGTTGAGGCGTTGAATGTTGAAATAGCGAACCTGAATACCTTTTGATGTCAAGACTTTCTCTGTTTCATACAGATTTTTGTCAAACAACCCCAACGCCAGGCAGGTGTTAATAACTTCCGATACATACGCCTCATCAAAGCCCGATATTTCCGAACCAATGAAAGGCAACTCATCATCCCACTGCATGAAGTACCCATTTTTGTAGATAAGACAGAGCAGGAGAGCATATACCGTAACAGCTTTGCCACCTTGACGCTTGATTAGTTTGCGTATCTTGATGTCTTGGAAGAAGTCTATATCAAAGGGGAAGTATTCAAGCCCCGATTTTGCTATTCGTGCCATAGCCGTACTGATTAAATTTCTACGATTGATATTCCATGAACATGGAGCATCAACTTTCGTTTGATTACATATTCTTTTGTGCGGACTCCCTTTGTGTCCTCGACCACCGTAACGCCACCACGGTCATAGACGAAGTCGGCGTAGTAGGAACACTCCCTTTCCAAAAGGTTTCCATTGGTGTCGCGTTGCGCAGGGATAAGCACATACTTAACTTGCTCGCGGAGATTAGAGATAAGGCCGGCGCGTTGCATCATCTTCAGTTCGTTGGCACGGCGGTGTTCTTTTCGGGAGTCGTAGCCGCCGGACTTCTTGGCACCGTACTTGCTGTGCTTGGTGGACGGTGGTGCAACACGCATAGCCTTAAATTCGTCAATCGTCATCGCTCTTTGGTTGAGATTTATCAACGAGAACAGTTTCCGGGACTATCTCAGTGCCGTCCGGCCCCATGACTTTGGCAGATACTTTCATGCCATCGGGGACGGTGTTACGGAAATTCTTTGCTGCACGTTGCAGTTTCTTGTCAGAAGTAACAGCATCCAATATGGCTTTTGTCGTTCTCTTGGAATTAACAGACTTAACTCCTACGGACTTGGTGCCGTCAGCGGAATAGACATACACGTCCATGATGCGTGTTTCATCGAGTGTCGCAATCTCATAATCGGCCATTGTTCCTTTCATGTGAGAAACCAAAGTGTCGTGTGCTGCTTTGACAGAACCGGCATTGATGATATAATGAACAGCCTGTTTCTTCTCCTTTCCTGTCTTTTCATCTACCAATATGAGATTGATTTTAGCCTTGAACCATTTGTCAGCCACCTCAGAAGCCCGAGAGTTGGCGCGCGTGAGTTTCTGAACATTTGCGTCCGTCTCAGAATTAAGATTGTACTCGTCAAATACAATTTCAGAGTAATTTGTGCGCTTGATAGTAACGACATCAAACTCGCCGGAGATAAACGGTGTTATCTCACTGATTATTCTCGCCTCTGCCTCTGTGAATGTCAAAGCGTCCACCAAGTAGAGTTCCGTTACTTTCTTTACCATGCCGTTCTCCATCATTTTGTCGAACCGCACACCACATTCATAGAGCATCATTGTTCAAGCGATTTTTAAGTTGGCTACTGATTTTGAATTTCACTGTACGCTGTGCCGGCACCACCACGGTAGTACCTGCGTTGATGTTGCGCGCCTTGCGCTCCTTGGTTGTCTTTACTTCGAGAGAGCCGAAGCCACGGAGGTACACGTTCTCGCCACGAGCGAAAGCGTCAGTTAGAATGTCAGTCACACCATCAACGACATGGAGAGCCGTAGATTTAGGCAGGTCGGCGATGCGTTTGCAGAGTTCAACTGCGATGTCATTTCTTGTCATGATTAGATGAATTTGAAAGTTGTTTTTTGATTTTACGATTTATCTTATCTCTTAGTTGGGCTATTGCCCAGGCATGAGTGCTATTCCGTAGTCCTTTCAACGACTTGTAGTGTTCTTCTGCAATATCGAGGAAGGAGAGAATGCGCTCCATATCGGAGTTACTGACTTCAACCATAGTCGAGGAAAGAATTAACAAGTTCGTCAAAGTACATTTCATCGGTCGGTATATCATCATCGGAGGCCATTATCTGATTGGCAATGCTCCGTTTCTTGTGGATGATGTTATAGAGAACCGGGTCAATGGTATTGCGCCCGATAAGGTAGTAGCAGTTCACGTTGTTCTTTTGGCCTATGCGGTGCGCTCTGTCCTCACATTGGCAGCAGTCGGCATAAGTCCAAGGAAATTCAACGAAAGCCACGTTTGATGAGGCTGTGAGCGTAAGACCCACACCTGCGGCCTTGATGGAGCAGATTATCAGTTGTGCCTCGCCGGACTGAAAGGCATCGACAGCGGCCTGTTTCTCTGCAAGGCTATCATCGCCGGTTACACGGACGGCATCCGGGAACTGTTTTTGCAGATCCTTTACAATCTCCTTGAGCGAGCAGAACACGATGAGAGGTTTTCCGTTGGCAAGGAAGTTGCGAATGAAGTCAGTGGCCTGTTTCACTTTGCCTTTTGACGCGAGCGAGCGTAGTGTCATAAACTTGACCAAAGCCTCCATGCGCATCTTGCGGCGTATCTCGCGGTCGGAACACTCAGTGTATTCACGGAGATAGGCTGCAAGGTCGGCGGCTGCAAGGTCGTATTCCTCACGGTTGGAAATCTCCACATGGAGGTCGGTGCGTTGCTTGTCAGGCAACTGCGTGAGGACTTTTGCTTTCTCGCGGCGTATCATGCAGGTGTCGTAGAGTTTAGCAGACAGTTCCGAAAGGTTCTCATTCTCTCCGTAGTCGGCAAGAAACTTGCCACGGCCACCGAAATCAGAGAGCAACCGCCCCATGATGGCGAGCTGCGCCACGAGGTCTTGTGCATGATTGACAACCGGGGTGCCGGAGAGCAGTATGCGCCACTCCTTACCCTCTACAATTCCTCGTGTGAACATAGTCTGTTGTGCGGAGGGGTCTTTGAGGCGGTGGGACTCGTCCATGATTACAGACTTGAAAATGTTGATGTCGCGATTGAACACAACATCTTTGAGGGAGAATGTCTTGCCGCCCTTGATGTCCCACACAAAGAACTTCTTCAGACTTTCATAATTGACGATGGCCACACTAAACATACCCATACCGAGAAGATACGGCCACGATGTGCGAGTGGCATTGTCAAGCACAAGAGCCTTTTTGTTGGTGAACTTCTCAAACTCACGCTGCCAATTTATTTTCAGTGAGGACGGGCAGATTACCAAGCAGGGGTAAGCGGAGGCAGTATCAACAATGCCAATGCTCTGCAAGGTCTTTCCAAGTCCCGGTTCGTCACCAATCAACAGACGGCGGCGGTCGAGGCCGAAGCGAATACCGTCTTTCTGATATTCGTAAGGCTCTACACGGAGGTTATGTTTTAAGGCTGTTGTCATAGGGCTAAACACCAATACTGAAATGCCAATTCAAGATACTTATCACGTCCACGCAGATATACAGGGTCATCGCGGCGTATGCGAGTGGTGAACACGTTGCAGTTGCGCTTGCTGATTGCATAGATGAAATCGCAGTCAGAGTGTGCGATGTCCATGTACCATGCGCGGCTCCTGTCCCAATCGAAAAAGTCTATTGCGTCCTCAAATTCCTTTTGAGTTGAGGCTGCACAGGTCTTTAGGTCGCCGCCGAAGTGGTAGAGAGGAAGCCACCAATCCCACTTACAGCGCGTGTCGAGAGAGAACGGGAAACCGACATACTCAAATGCCTGGGCTTGATTGACCATGAACCGCTGTGTTTCGGCTTCCTCCAATACCTTTGCGAGAAATGGGTCGTGCCGGGCTGTCATTCGCAGAGAGCGGTACATTTCCTTGGCATGGCGAAACTCATCATCTGTGTATTGCTCATCATCAACCGTAAGTTGGTAGTAGTTCACTCTGTCCGACTCTGTGATGATAGCGTCCACAAGGTTTCCGAAACGGAAAGCGGCCTCCTTTACACCCGGCGGCATTGGCACCGGGTGTAACAGGTTCTTGAGTTCCGTCAGGTCGGAGTTGCTCACCTCGCTACGGTTGTAGTATTCATCTGGATTGCTCATAACTTGAATATACCATCAAACTTAAAGTAAGTAATCCCATTTCGTTCGCCATCCAATAAGAATGTGTAAACCTTATCATCCCAATCAGAGCAAACTTTTACAGAATAGTCGCGTGAAACATCACCGCTTTTCATACGACTTTGCAAACCTTTCAACAGAACAGATTTGATTACATCAAGGTTGGTATAAGTATTTGGATACAGTTTCCTATAATCTGAAATATAGCCACATAATTCTGTCTGACCGAGAATATCAATCTTAATTGTCTTTTCGATTGAGGCTATTTCCAATATATCCTTGTCTATGTTTTCAATGTACTTTTCAAGTATCGGGAGAATATCTGTAGGCTCTATTGGAATGTTGATGTATTGTTTCTTGCCAAAACCATCGACATAAGAAAAGAATAAAGAAGCCTCCTTTGAATAGCATTTTAAGGCAATAGCCACTTTCTTTAACTTCCCTCGACAGTCAAAGTGGTCTTGCAATTCTGAGATTAAAACTTTGTCCATAGTTACTTGGCTTTAACTTCGTCCTTATATTGAACATCAGCAATGAACATCGGGGCATCTTTGGAGTTGGCCGCTTTGTTGGCAAAGGTGATTTGCTTCTTAAACTCTTTTGACAGCTCCTCGACGGTCTTTGTGCAGCCCTCCTGTGAGAACCAAAAGGCAACCACCTTCATGACGTCTTCGACAGAGGTAATGACAACTTCCTTTTTGACCTGCGTCTTAGGTTGATAAGTTGCAGGTGTGGAAATCGGCATACCGAAAAGGCCGTCCATTTGCTGTTTTTCCGCAACGAGTTTGGCGGCTGCGGCCTCTTGCTTCTCGCGTTCAAGGCGTTCATCCTCTTTGCGAGCGGATTCTGCACGCTCCTTAGCCTCCATTTCGGCCTTAATCCTTGCGGCTTCCTCGGCTGAGGCTTTGGCCATGCGCTCAAGTTCCTTCTTCTTGGAGGGCATACGGTCGAAAATATCATCACGAGTGCTTTGTACCTCAAAGGGGAACTGCTCCTTGAAACGGTTGGTAAGGCCGGCCATTACGTTGGCTTGGATAGCGCGACACTCGTCCGGGGTGAGTTCCGCAGGACGGTAGGCATTACTTACAACAGTCTGACACCATGTTTCTGGCAGTTCGCAGTTGTACTCCTTGACACCGTCAAAGATGATTTCGTAATTGTCGAGGGTGAGCTGCTTATCCATGTCGGTAAGTTCGTTGATGCTCTTATTGACAAGCGCATTGAACTGTTTGAGGTAATCTTCCTCAACATCGGCACGGTAACGCGCCTTTGCGTTCTCCTTTGCCTGTCGTGCAGCTTCAGCACGGCGGCGGCGTTCCTCCTCCTCATGTTTCTTCTTGGCGAAAGCGTTGCGGTATGCCTGTAACTGATTGGGGATAGAGTCGGCCTTTGTTGGGTCTACATCATTCTCCATTGAGGTGTAGACCTTGCGTATTTGGTCGAACAGTTGTGTTACGGGAGTTCGCTTACCGTTCATCTTCTTTACGGTAACCTTTGCCTTTTCGATGAACTTTGCTATCTCCATGTCGAGGGCATCTGACATACCCTCTGTCTTTGCTCTTTCAAGCAGTTGTCTACCGGCTTCCAAACAGCGGAAGTGGGAAAGTGAGTTGTCTTTGTAAGACTGCGGAGCGAGTTCTGCAATCTGTTGCACATTCTTCGGCTCGAAGATGGTTAGTGCCTGTGAGTTGTCTGCCATGATTGATAATGTTTTATGGATTACACGGTTTTGTTTTGCTGTATTCTGTCATGATGCGAAGCCGTGTGCAGTAGTGTCCGTTGAGAGTGTTACGCACAAGCGGACACCCACTGCACGGCCTATTGTCGTTAGAAGCCCTCCTCGTCATCTGTGTTTACGGTTACACCCTGCGGCGGCTCGTTGTCGCCGAAAGGCTGAGGTGCAGCGTCCTGGGGCTTGTCTATTACTTCGCCGGTTTCCGGGTCTACTCCGTAGATGTCCTCGTCAGAGAGCTGCGGCTGCTCGTCTACCTGCTGTGATTGGAGTTCGGTACCACGACCGATGCGAACCTTGGGATAAGACTTGAAAGCGTGTTTGATACACTTTGCCATCAAGAAGCCGGGGTCGATATGTACGATGTTGTCTTTGTCCATGCCGTAGAGTTCGTTGGCCTTGCCTCTGTTCTGCTTCATGGAGTAACCGGCGAGGCGGCACCAATCCTCGGGGAACATCACGGCATAGTCGATAGAGCCGTCAGCGCGAGTAATGCGCAGATAACAGGCCGTAATGGTGTGGTTGGTGTGCGGCAGGTTGCAGGTGTAGGACACAGATTTGCGACCGTCCACATCCTTGAAAGAAAACTCGTCATTGTCGTAGACAAGCACAGGGTTGTCGGCATGGCGTATTTGGCCGGCGCGTGTACGCATTACCAATTCTCCGTAAGCCGATACGGTGAGGACACAACGACCTTCCCACTTGACATTTTCTCTTGTGCCGACATTGACATTACGTCCCATGAGGTAGGCGAGAGCGCGAGTTCCGGGTTCAAGTGACAGACCGCAGACGGCAAGGTCGATGAACGATGTGAAGATGCTGAACGGTGTAGCGCGTTGCAGTTTGCCGCTGTCATTGTCGCGGAGAGCCTTATTGAAGTGGATGCTCTCACGCTGATAGGCGGCTTCGCCATTGCCCCACAGGGTTTCGTAGATTTGCGTGAAACGTTCACGCACCACAGGATGCTCGACAATTTCGAGCGGCTTGAGTTGGTTGATTTCCTCAACCGTCATTTGGAGGTTACCCATGATTGATGATGTTAAATTGTTAAACTTATGCGGATTGCCATGATTGAAAAATGGAGGCCACGCTTTGGTCGGCTGTTACCTCGGCTGTCTGCGCAGCCTCCGTGGTTATCAATCATGTAGCAACTACCGCTACATTGTAGCCTCTGAGGGAGTCGAACCCTCTCTCCAAGAACCAAAATCTTGTGTGCGACCGTCACACCGAGAGGCTGAGCCATTACATTTTCGCAATGTAGAAGCGTATGCGTTCAGAGGTGTTTGTGCTTGTTACATAGTCGTAGGAGAAATCATCCTTAGAGCCTTGTGCGTTCTTGTTGAGATCTGGACGCTGAAGAACGTGTCGCCACATTTCATCAAGTTTCTTCCGGGCTTCGTTCTTGGCCTTGTGGTTACAGGCTTCCTGCGTAGCGGTGAATGATGCGAGGGTGCTTGCCGTCATTGGTCTTGTATATTGCGTAATCCATTGTGAACTGTTTATTTGATGAGATAATCTTGTTCTGTTCTCTGTAACAGGCGGAGGTCGGCCATGCGATACTCTATTTTGCCCGGACGCTTATAGGGTTGGACTTTTCCGTTTCGCTTCCAACGGTCTACATTCTTGCGCCCAAAGATGCCATAAGCCTTGCGCTGTGAGATATATTCCGGGTCAGCTGCATCACTTTTCATCATGCGTACCACTCGCGCAGAGAGGTCACTCATGAATGTTTCGTAGGTGACGAGCTTGTCGGAGAACTGTATGTTTACTGTTGGAGGCATATCGTGATTAGAGTTTGGACGGATTGGGATTGTCCATTACATCATCGCACATCTTGTCGTAGGCTCTTATCCAAGGGTCTACCTTGCTCCAACGCTTGTAGAGCTGCCCGATGCTGTAGAAAAGCGCAAAGGCCATAGCCTTATCCATTACCATGTGGAGGAAGAAGAACACAAGGTTTTCGTCCTGCTCCTCACCAAAGAGGAGGATAACTGCGAGGCCAAACAATACAAAGAGAATGGCGATGCGGATAATTGATACTGTCTTGTTCATGATTGATGTTGTTGATAGTTAGAAACTCATTAGAAAGGGAGCGCGGATATTGTCAATGATTTCATTGTTCATTCTGATGCCGTCCTCCTTACGAGATTTTGGTGCATCACTACCACGCATCCAATCAGACAGTCTATGTAAAGCCCACACAATACGGTCGGCCTCTGTCTGTGTAATGGTTATTGTTTTTACTTCTTCTTTCATGGGAAATTGTTATTTGTTGTGCGTAACGGAATAGGTCACGCCGTTGTCCTCAGATGTTACTTTGTACTCCTCGTATCCTGCGGCCTTGTTGAGGCGGCTGACACAAGATTTTGCGCTTGCCATAGGACCGGCAACACGACAATCATACGTCACTGTCATTCCCGAAGGAATGGTTTTGAAACTATCCGTCAAAGAAACTCTTTTAACGAGATAAGGTTTTTGCTGCGTAAATTCTTTGGTTTTCTGCATATTATTTT